TTACTGCCCCACCATCAGGCATATCCTGTTTAAAGAGGTCTGCATAATAAGGGAGCTTTCTTTGTTGTTCTTCTGTCTTAAGTCTAGTTTGTTCTTCTTCCCTCTTCTGTAGCTGTAACGTGCCACTCCCTAAGGTTTCAGCCAGCCTGAAAGCATTACTATTGCTTTGGATTACCTCGGCTGACTGTGGTTGTACCTGTTGGAAGTTTGGAGATACGGTAGTAGCTAGTCCTTCAGGGCGTGGGTCATACCCAACCTGTTCTCTTGCCATAGTTATTCCTTAGTTTATTATTCAGCTGAAGTACCCCAAAGACTGCCCCCAGACCTAGTGTTATAAGCATCAGTAGCTGTTGCAATCTGAAGTCCTGCCCCTAAGTAGTTTGGCATAGTTGGAGCCTTAAGACTGTTGAAGGTGCTTTTCATGCTGTTATAGCTATTAACTCTATCCCAATCATTAGCCATATAGCCACTCTTAAGGTTCTCTGCCACGGCTGTGTCATAGCGACCACGAGAGGCACCTATAGAAGAGATGAGGGAGTCTACGGATAACCCTGAGATACCAGCAGAACCAGCGGATACCTGTGCGGTAGCTGTAGCTTTCTGTGCTTCAATACTATTTTGGAATACCTTCTGAGTACCAGCATCCCTCTCTTGTATTTGTTTCTGATTAATCTGTGCGTTCCGCTGGTTATCTGCGGTAACAGCATTAATTCTTGCTTGGCTGTTTGACTCTCGTTGAGCACTTGCTGTTTGGGTCTGTGATACCAGACCAAATGCTGTTGAGGCAATGGCAAGCCCTAGTGTTACATCACACATAATTGTTCACCTTATAAAATTCATAGAATAGCTCTCCCCCCTTTCCTACTGGTTTAGAAGGTAGAAAGCTAAAGCCTAGCCACCTCAACCATTGGATGTGGATAGTATTCTTTGACCATGCTGTGTTGGATAGTATTTCGTAGCCTTGAAACATTTGTTCCAGATAAGCTTTAGATTCCTTAAGGAAAGACTTTCTTATTTTCTTTAAGTCTTCTGAGGCTACCATCCAAGGGACACCCACAAGTTCATCCTTGCGAGATACCCCAAACATAGCAACTACTTTACCCTCCCACTCAACAGTAAAGCAGAGAGCACTAAGACTTAAACAGTAGTTGAGGGCAACAATAGGGGATACTTCTGATGAATGCCATATCTCCTCCCTATCTTCTACTCTCATTGTTACTGCTAGTTCAGTACAGTCCCCTGCTACTGTAGGTCGAACAAAAGGTTTAGACCTGTTTACTTCTCTTGACATACAACCCCTCCCAATCTGCACTTAAGAAAGAGCTTGGTAGTGGACTATCATTAGAAACAGCAATCTTGACTGTAGTATTCCTACTGACTACAGGGACAATAAACTTACCCAAGCTTTCTGAAATAAGACCAACTGTTCCTGAGGTTTGACCTAGGACTTTCCCTGAGTAGATATAGGTATTTACTGCTCTACCCTCAGGATGCACTGTGACCTTGAAGTAAGAAGACTCAGAGTAATTAAAGGAGACCTTGCGTATCTGTAGTCTTCCTTCTGAATCACTACTTTGTGCTGCTGTAGTTATAGCCTTTGTCTTCATTACAATGGGTGATAGCTCATAAGTAAATGTATAGGTCTGTCCAAAGGTAGCGGTGGCTCCTGTATAGTTACCTTCTACCTTGGCTGTGGTTCCATCCCATATAACATCTAAGATAGTCCCTGTGGTAAGACCTGTGCCAGACTTAATAGCTAGTTTATTATTACCATACTGAGGTGAATAGCCTAAAGATGTTTGGTCAATAGTTGTATATCCTGAATCATAACTAAAGGCTTCTGAGCCTAGCTGTACCTTACGATCTAAGTGTGTTAGGAAAGGCTCATCAGAATCTCTACCACCTAATGCCATATTCATAGTTTCTAGGTACACACCATCTGGTCTTCTTAATACAAGAAGAAGTGTTGACAATAGGAAGTCAGCATTCAAGATGGTAACGCTGGGGTCAAAGGTAAACTTAGACCAAGAGCTTTGTAGCTTCTCTGTGTTAGACCAGAAGAACTTATAAATGTATAGAGCATTAGGTTCTTTATTAGAGAGTGCTACTAGCATATCTTCATTAGGTGCTGCGGTAATCTTGAAGACACCTGAAGGAATATATTTAGGTAGATGTGCAGTTATATCTAAGGAGTCATAGTTAAAGTTATTAGCATCAGGGAAGTATTCCCTAAACTGTGACCACTCATCTCTGTCTGCTACAAAGTAAACATTCTTACCCACACCTACTGGTCTAGCAATGGTATTACAAGGGAACTCTGTAACGACTTTAACTGAGATAGTCTTAGGTGTAAGTATCCCAGCATCCTCAATGAGGAACTGTGTTTGCTCTGAGAATAGTAAGAGTTGCTTATTAAAGCCTACAGCATGTTTAAGATTAGCAACCTTGGTATGCGCTGTGGTTACATCTATACGATCTGAATCAAGTATCGAGATAATTGTAATTGGATAGAAGTTAAAGAACTGTCCATCTTGACTCATTGAGATAGCTTCATCACACAAGAAACCTAAACGATTCCTATAGAAGAATACATCTGAAATCTTCTTGCCAACAAAGGATGGGTCTGGGGATGACTTACGGTCACCCACTGTTCTACCTGTCCACTCTGGTGAGAAGAAGTTGAAGGAACCATCAGAGGTTCTAACGAGTGCCCAAGGCATTGAGTCATCAAAGATACCTGTAGATATATTTGGTGCTACAGACTCTTTCCATGTGCTTGTTTCTGAAGTATATTCTGCATAGTAGTTATCTGAAGCATTATCAGGACTACCTGCTATCTGTACTTTAAAGCCATTAAATCCTCTAGCTGATGGTAGGTCAGAGAAGAACTGTGTTGTACCCTTAATACTTACCATTGAATTGTTATTGAAACCATCTTTAACACTAATTGTGAAATCAGTATTTCCATGTAGCCTAAGGACTGAACCATCTCGTTGCATAATGATTGAGCTGGAGGAATTCAAAGAGGTGCCTGTTGGCATTGTGGTTCTCTCTGAAAATAAAGCTCTCCATCTATTACCTGTTATATTTGAGAAGGCAGCAGGCACACCACTTAGATAAACTGTGGTATTTGCTAAGGTTGCACCTGAGGGTAAATCAAACTCTAACCCATAGAAGTAGGTATTGGTTTGCATGGTTGTAACAGTAGTTGTTCCACCAAAGTTATAACCTATACCACTCTGATTTGCCACATTTGAAGTTGTATAAGTATTCTTTGTATAGTTAAGCCAGACTAAATTAGAAAGTGCTTGTCCTGAATAAGTCTTTCCAAAGGATGTCTCTAACTGTGCCGCAATGTAGTCTGTAGATATTAAAGCTGCATCACTTGCTGTTCCACCATTAGGTGTAGAGTATGAAGCAACAGTGACCCCATTTAGGTCTATGGAATATGTTTTGCCATAGTTGCCAGACTTAACATTAACTAAGGCTTCAAAAGGTCTCGCAGGTGTATATAAGGAGTTCTCTAGTACAGTAGTTGTTTTATTTACAATGAAGGTATAATCAGCGACAGTAACCGCAGCAAAGTCTACAGAAGGTTCGAGTGTCTCTAAATATGCCTTACCTTCTGGAAAGGTTACGGTCTGCTCTATCCCTTCTATATTAAATACTTTTATATCACCATCTGCAATTACTACGACATACTGTTCTGATAAATCTCGGTTGATTGTGTGTAAGAAAGCATCTGTAGGAGCTGTCTCTAGTATTTTCTTTATGTGTCTAGTAGGCGGTCTCTTCTTCAAGCCCTGAGCCACAGTGGACAACCCATTTTCTTGTGTCTCACCTTGGGAGTTCAAACGAAGAGTGGGTGGTTGTTGTGTTACCCCATTAGCAAAATTAGGGAGTGTTTGGGAGATTAAGGATTCCATTGTTTACCTATCAAGAGTACGCATAACAGAGTAGTTCCCTGTCAGCATGTTATAGTCAGCGGTTTTAGATTCAAACCTCTTGAGAGCTACTAAGGCTCTCATCTCATCTTTCTCTGTAAAGGCTCCTAGGAGCTGTGAGCCAACAACCCTCTGTTGAAACACTCTAGCTGCCCTTATGGTTATAT